TTAGTCAATCGGTATTCAAAACCTAGAAATGTAAAACCTTTTCTTATACTCTTTATATGAGTTTTCTTTGGATGTGCTTCAAATCCTATCTGTTCGAGCTTTGCCTTAACCTTTACAAGACAGTCTTCAAGATAATCCAAGTCGTGATAGAAGATTAAGAAATCATCCATATATCTTAGATAACTCTTGATTCTAAGCTGCTCTTTAATGTAGTGATCTATCGGATTGAGTACTGAGATACCTGCTATCTGGACCATTTGCGAACCTGGATTATAACCAATATCGCCAGCATACTGAGTATCGAGCACTGCACATACCATTTTGTAGTCGACTTCATTCAAACATTTAGCAAATATCTTCTTGACTTCATCATGCCTCATATTTGGATAGTATCCATGTACATCAATCTGTAGAACATAGAAGTCCAGTCCATGATTGATATATTCACGATGCATGTACTTGTCGCATAGTTTTCTAGCAAAATCAGTACCTTTATTCTTCTGACATGCACAGTTGCCATAGATAAAAGACTTAGTAGCGGATGGATAAAGTACCAAGTCGTTGATAGATCTCTGATAGATTCTATCTTCGAATGGAATCGATAAGCCATCCCTCGGCTTTGGATATGTAATCTTTATCTCTCTTGGCTTGCTGTTTTTCCAGCTACCTTTTTCAAATTTCTTGGCCATTTTATACACCCTTTCAGGTGCATTTAAATTGTAAGACATGACACCAGGCTTCCATCCCACGCCTTTCTTACATTTCATGAATGAATACCATAAAGCATCAAACGACACTATTTCTTTATCATAATCAGTAATAATAAAATATTCCTCCAAGCAATAGTCACACAGCTAACTCTAGCCATATAACGTCTTAAAAGTATTGTTTATGGATTTACACCAACGGGATTCAGTTCCTTGCGTATAGACTAGAAACACCACAAACGCTATGCGTATGCTATTGGCCTTCTATTATCGCAATCGGGGCACGCTCTATTCGCGTTACTAGCGTTGTTGTTGTTGACATTGCCACTGGAGTTGACATTCCACGTATTGTAAGCATTGCCTACATTGGCCGAACGCAAGCGCACATTCTGAGACAACTTACACCCAATATTAATTTAGATATCTTTGTAGCGTTTCTTGTCGGCTCTGTTCCAGCTGCCTAGCATATTCCTTGTTTCAAGTACCAACGAAATCCAATAAGCTACTTTCTTTGCTCTTAAATGAAACAGCCTTTGTGCGATATTTATATAAGCAAGTAAGTTATTGCAGTAGATGATTGCTTTTGTCTGATACTTCAATCTCATGACTTTTTTCTCATGATCATCACCGACTCGAATGTTATTAGCTGTCCACGAAGACATTTGAATATTGACTGCACAGTCTACAATCTTGTCTATGACTTTTTGATACTTGTCATCGAATACCTTTGGATTGCTTGTAATCTTGATTGTATGAATTGATAAGTTCAAAGCTAACTCATTAGCCTTGAGTCCCCTGTACTGAGGCGTATCTGGCACATTTCTTTGACCAACATTGACCGCCATAAAAATATCCTCCTAAAATTTTAAATAAAAAACTTATCCCACCGATGCTGTGGCTCGGTGGGATTATTAGATTAACCTATGACGCAAACGGGGCACGCTCTATTCGCGCTACTAGCGCTGTAGTAGCTGACACCGCCACTGGAGTAGACATACCACGTATTGTAAGCAAGGCCTACATAGGCCGAACGCAAGCGCACATACTGAGCGCTTGCATGATTTTCTAAAGCACGCGTAATAATTTTTGGATACGTACCGTACTGAGCCATAGGTGTCTCTAATCCACACGTAGCTTTCATTAGTGGATAATAAGATCCTTCTCCAGTCTTCTGTGGATTTACATACATTTCTTCAAGCGATGGTAAGAATACTTTGTCATAAGTAATTCCTATTTCACCTGCATAAGTCGGATTGTTCTTAACAGTTGTAACCTTAACAGTTCTCATTGCATTATAGAAGTCATCACTTACACCAGACAAGAATCCTGAAGTGGTATTTAGCTGATCAGGAGCAATATCCCACTGGTCCTGAGCAATCCACCATGCACCTTTGCCAGCTCTTGAATTTAGGTACTGTCTCATTGCTGAGATTTCCCAATCATTGCATCCGTATCCAGTTTCATGCATAGAGTTTAAGTTTCCATCTCTTGAATTAATCTTTAGCGTTCCTAATGATGTACCTTCTGAGCCTTCGATAACATTAACCGTTTCTTTTAATGTCTTACCGTCAGCGCCATAGTTATATACTTTCCACGCTGCAGGCTCTGTATCGGGCATACCATAGAATCCAGCTAAGCGTCCACCTTTTTCTACTGCCTGTGATAATGTGAATTGATAAGTCTTTCCATTTTTGGCTTTTCCCCAATCAGCGCCAAAAGTGATGTTATATGTTCCTGTTTCTAATCCATCAGCTGCAGCATAGAATGCACGCTGATGAGAGAATTGGACACCTTTTAGCATTGCATAGTGCATTTTCAAATACAGGCCTTTGAATGTTGAGCCATCTTCTGATTCTACGGAATCATCAAACTTCGCTACATCCCAAGCATTTGAATATGCTTTGTTATTATCAACATCAATCCAATCTTCTTCAATTTGGTCTCCGTATTTAAGGAACTTATTAGCTTCTCCAGAACTAATTAATTCTACTAATTCGGCCCAGGAATTATCTTTTTTAAGTGTTTTATATAGTAATTCAACTGTAGTATTGATGCCGTCAATATCATTTGTATTATTTGTGACTCTATCATCAAGAGCACCAATGCTTTGCTGAAGAGCATTATAACTACTAGTTCGTTCATTTATTTCATCATTGATCAATAATCGTAAATCAGCATCAGCATTCTCTCTAGCGGTTGATTCAGCGTTTATAAGACCTTCTATTCTCGCATCAGCGTCTGCTCTTGCAGTTGACTCAGCAGTAATTAATGACTGTAAGTTTGTGTCAGCAGCTTCTCTTGCTGCGCTTTCAGCATCAAGCAATGCATTAGTTTCAGCTTTTGTATACCTATCGTTAATCAATGACTGTAAATTCGTATCAGCATTGGTTCTTGCTGTACTTTCATCATCAAGCTTAGTATTTAGCTCGTTAACAGTGCCATTAACACCCTCAATAGCTTCACTACGTGCCGTTGCTTCTGCCTGAATAGCTGATTGTAAATCAGCATCTGCATTAGCTCTTGTTGTAGATTCAGCATTGATTAAAGTATCAGTTTCGGCTTTAGTGTATCTATCGTTAATCGCTGATTGCAAATTAGCATCAGCAGTTTTTCTAGCAGCTGACTCAGTATTAATGAGTTCTTCCAATCTTGTATCAGCGTTTCCTCGTGCAGTGCTTTCATTATCAAGCTTGGTATTTAATTCATCAACTGTAGTATTGATGCCCTCAATGGCATTAGTATTGCTTGTAACTCTACTGTCAATGCCATCAACCTTATCATCAATTGTGGCTACGTCTTGCGATAGCGTATCTACTCTGTCACCAATTGCTGACACATCTTGTGATAATCCATCTACTCTATCACTCATTGCAGATACGTCTTGTGATAGCCCATCTACGTCACTCTCGCACTCATCTACCCTATCAAGTAGAATCTTCCAGTTCGTAGGCATAGGCTCATCTGGACTGACTCCACCATCGTAATTTATGTTAGCATCACCCTTAAACCTGAATGCAATCTCATTCGTAGTGTATCGCTTCGTGCACGTCATGTAGTCTGCCGTGTCAGTAGCAAAAAGTGTCATTTTAAACTTGAGCTGTTTAAGACAATTGAACGGAATAGAGCATGTATTGTCTGCTGTAACTTCTTTGACATATACATTGCCCTTTTCGTCATGGAATTGTGCCCAAACATAAGGCAAATTCCATCCGCCACGTACGTGTCCTAGATCATCAGTTTCAAATTTGAAATTGCACTGGATTGTGTTAATGGTGTCTGTCGAAGAGTAATATTTTTGGCTGTAGTCCAGCCGTTGCCCATCAACTATAAATCTTATAAAATCCATAAGCGTTTCCTCCATTTCTTCTAGTATTCTTCACCAGTAATTTCTTTGAATTCCTCTTCGGTGATCCACTTCTTCATAACTGCATTTCTAACTTTTTTGATATCCCACATACCTGCGCGATACCAATACAAAACCTTTTCAAATTTGCTGCTCATAGTTCAACATCTCCCATCATAGCAAGATATTCCAGTTTAGCGTCAAAGTCTCTATCCTTTAGTTCTCTTGCTGTTAAAGGTCTAATAATGAGATGCTGCTTGTCATCCACTTTGAAATTGTTGCAGCACACCATATTTTCGTACTCAGCATCGTCAATGTGTACTTTAACTAAATTACTTTCTTGTAATTCTTCATCGGCTACTTCTGTTTCTGGAATGATGTTATTTCCATTCATTTCAGCTTCAAATTCAAAACCATCAATAAATTTAACTTTCATGTTAATTCTCCTTAAAACTATTCACTATCTCCAACTAAGCAGGCGAACGGGCGAACCCCATAAGACACGGAAGCCCCCACGCTGTCCGCATAGCCACTATAGTTCACAACGGCGAAGCTATTCTGAGACGCAACAGTCGTTAACCAATATGATTGATCACCTGTAATTTTAGTTTTGTCTAGCGCGAACAGCTTAAACTGCGCGCTTTGTGTCCCTATATCAAATTTGCCTGTGCCCCAGATAGCATGCCCAAAAACCTGTTCTTCTGACATGAGCTCAACTCTCATATCTCTCCAAACAAATCCTCCAGGAAATCCATCACTAGTGTTGACATTTGAATAAAGACCTCTATGCGTTGGGATAAACGACTCACCAAAAGCGCCGTAAAACACCAGTGCACTACTAACTAGATAGTTAGTATACATCTTACTCCCAGTGTAGCATCCTTCTGCAGTGTTCGTTGAGTTCATTGGAAATGTGTACCCTAGAGTTGTGTCGGGCACGATAACTACATGATGTCTAGTAAAAATATTATCGTTTGAATCACCGATTCGGTAATAGTAATCGAAGTCTGCGATTCTCCAATTGACTCCGTTAATGGTCCAGTAGTCGCCAATAAACAAATCGTCAAATGTACCATTAGCAATAGCTGCTTTTTGTGCATCAGTATACGTATCTCCTAGATACTTACCTCTGTAGATACTTGAATGGAATCCAGCGCCAGTGCCTGTTAATGTTTTTTTATCTACGTTAAATAAGATATTATCAAATTCTTCAATCGCATCTGATACAGTCTCAATATCTATGAAATCGTCATTATCCGGTACCGTGATTTTATAATTAGTTGTTTTTCTACTCACTTTTTATTCACCTCTTCGCAAATTCTTATAAGTTTTATCCTGCAATGATTTATAAGTATCATCAGCATAATCATTGAATGTCTTACCTTCAATAATATTTTTGTTCCTTGCTTCTTCCCAAGTGCTGCCTGCAAGCTGTCTCCATGTCTTGTCACGCAATTCTCTATAGTGATAGAAGCGATATGACAATTCGATGTACATGTTCATTGGCACAATTTTTTCCAGAAGACTTTTAACAACATCATACTGATTAGATCTTGATAGAGGCACCTCGACATGCAGTATCATATTTCTAGTGTCCTCCTCTACAATGACCTCATCACCGCATAACTCGATTAAACGTCTTTTTAAACTGTTGAACGTGTAAGGATGCATTTCATGCCACCTAGACTGTACACGCAGTTTTCTGTCTTCTAAGTTATCCGTGTCAAGCGGCACAATACCTAAGATTTTTTCTCTTCTTGCGATACCGTACTCAGTAGATGTTTCAATAAAGATATCATCATGTACTGCTTGCACATCATCCATGTACTTTGACATCAGTTTTTCAGACAGCTTGTAAATCTCTCTAATTTCTGGAATGTTATTAAGTACTTCCGGTATTTCAATCTTTCTAAGTTCAGCCATGATTAAGCCTCCGTATAAGACGCAAATACAGGTACATCATATTCTTCCAGTCTAATGTTTTCAGCCTGTCCATTAATAGTGACATTAGAGATATCAAGTACTCCCTGCACGTTAAGAATATGGCTTTCGATGCCAGACAGTCTCACTATTAGCTGTGTGGATTCCTCCCATGCTTCACGAAGAGACAGTACATACTTCTTGCAGGCTTCTTCTAGCTGTGTTTTTAAATCCTCATAAGAATATCCATCATCATATTCAATCGTTGCTGCAATGGCTAAATTGACACTGTTAGCGCTATGAATTAATACTTTATGTCCAATAGGTGCGATACCGTCACCTTGCCCTTCATCAGGATCAACAATATTTTGTACTGTTTCAACTAGATCAGCAGGTGCAGGAGATAGTGCGCTATTCAAGATATAGATGTTAATATATTCATCATCTTTTTCTCTACGCGCAATCTTTAATGCTCCAACTCCATCTATGTCCTTGATTTCATCTTCATAATACTTCTTGTTTCCTGCGAACGCTTTTTCAGTGAAGTAATCCAAGCGTCTGGCACGGTATAGCTCTGTATCTTCTTCATCCACACCTTCGACGACGCATGCAGTAATTACGCCTGTTTCAAAACCGTCAATAGCTTCAACAGGCTCAATGTCACCTGTGAATGTGTTTGGCTCAGTGCCGACATCGTCACACTCGAAGTTATAGCTATAATACAATTCATCATTAACTGTAACCGTTCCCAATGACTCAATAACAATAAAATTAAAATCGTAATCAGTAGCACTAAATTCAGTTCCCAATTCGACAGGAATATTAAGATATCCTGTCAATACGGCATAATCGCCTTCATCGACAGGTAAGCCAACTTCAGCGCCACTCTCTATCAGATGCTCGCGGTCCATTGTATCTACTAGCAAGTTGTCGTTAACACTATCCAAATCAGCATATGCTTCTTCTAGCCTGTTTGCTATTAACGCAATGGCATTAGAGATAAGTGAGCCTTCCTGTGCATCAATACCCATATCAGTATGCACATCCGTTAGCATCTGTTCTCTAATTGATTCAAAAGTATTATCCTCAAATCTCGACATTATCTAAATCCTCCTCTCCAAAAACTGTGACAACAGTAAAGGCACATACAGCCTTATCCATTTCAAACTCACAGTAGAAGTTTCTGATGCCCTGTATGTACTTGTTTTGCGTTAGACACTCTCTAATCATTCTTTCAGACTCACTTACAAACAAGTCTCTATTTGTTGTGCCTATTAAGTTTTCTACTTCGTTACCGTAATCTGAGGTAAATAGTTCAAATCTTTCTCTGGCAATTTGAAGCGCCAATGTTATCCACACTTTAACCGCTTCAAGACCATATACCTTATAGTCTTTGACATGACCGTCTTTATCCAAAGCGTATTCAAAATACTCCTGTTCATCATCAGCTAGCCTGCTGGCTTCAACTGTGCCTGGATCTTCCGACTCAACAACATCAGTATCTTCTTCTTCGGTGTTATCAGTTTCTTCTAAGATATCTTCTTCATCCATAGATAGCACCTCCTTTAATCAATTTTTCCAACAATGATGATGGTTTCATTATTAGGCTTAAATACAAGTACCTCATCACCTTTTTTGAAGTTCTTGACCATCTTTGAAGTATCATCATCTTGTTTATACAAGGTATCTAAAATCCTGTAATCGTTCTTGTCCAGCTTTATTCCGTTTATTCTAATGCAGTCATTGTCTAACATCTTTGCAATCATAAACTCACTCTTAGAAGCCCCTTTTGCGTTCGCTTCCATCAATAAAGCTGCCAAGTTAGCAATCCCATTAGCCTGCATTAGTATAACCTCCTAGCGCAGTAAAACTGTCTTCTATAGTATCCGCTTGTTATGTTCTGCTCTCTTACAGTGCTTCCTGTGTGCGGCGCATGAACCATCTTGCCGTTTCCAATATATATGCCTGTATGGTGAATACCACTATAAGCACCATTTGATGAGAATATGATGGTATCTCCTATTTTCATCTTGCTATATGATACGTTTTTGCCAAGCTTGGACAATCCTTTTGTATTTGTCCTTCCAAAGTTTATACCGCATTTTTTATGTGCCCACCATACTAATCCAGAGCAATCAAACGTGTTAGGGCCTGTTGCACCCCATACATATTTACATCCTTTCTTAGATAGTGCCTTGTTTGCGATATTCACACCTTTGCTGCTGCCACTTAAAGAAGTAGTAGAAGCCTCGGCAGTTGTCTTAACTTTAATTGTCTTAGTAACTGTGATTTCTCCGTATCTTGTACCAAATTTCTTAGCCTGTGCATTAGTCTTAAATAAGATATCCACATGCACTTTACCTTTCAACCTTGCATGTTTAGGCACATCATTTACTTTATACGTTTTTCCATTAATCGACTGACCTTTACAACTTATCTTGACTTTTGCGCCGTACGGCGCAATTGACTTGCCCATTGCGCAAGTTTTCTTGGCTGCATTAAGCTTGTGACCTTTGCAATCCTTGCCTGTTCCTGTTGTCTCACTGTAAGCAGTGAAGATTGCCTTGTATTTTTTCTTGGTGGTTTTAGTCACCGATCCATCAGAATTTGTAACTTTTCCGCTAGAGTCAGCCTTTGAATAATCAACACTTTCCTTTTCATTCGTAAACGCCAAGTCGAGTGTCATTGTATGAATACCATTTTCAAATGAGTGCGAGTCTGACTTAATCCAGTATTTACCTCTTAAGCCTGTTGCTTCATCTTCAATATTCAAGGCATAGCCAGAGATACAATTGATATTACCAATAGCCTCAATAGAAGCCTCCTTTGACATAGAAACATAAGAAGCTTTAGCCTCTTTCTTGCCTTTTCCTTTGTCAACGCTGATAGCTCCTTGCAGTACACCATACTTATCAATTTCAGCTTTTCTCTGATATGATCCAATAGCTTGCCCTTTTCCGTTGTATACAACTACTTTGTTAATAACTTCAGTAGCATCTTCGCTATAGCTCGAGCCAATGATATTTGAGTACGAGTCCAGCTTTACACTTTCGACAACTGTGCCTCTTGACATAACAGTAAGCTTAGTACCATCCATGGCCAGCATGTATTTCTTTTTTGTGTATTTCTCAGCCATCTGAAAGGCCTTTAGAATGATGTTGTAAGGACTCATTTCACTAGGAATATAAGTCTTAATCTTATGTTTTGTTTTCGGCAGCTTTCCTACCTGCACTTTAAAATCTTTGCAAACTGCTTTTGCAATATACTCTGGCGTTTTCTTTTTAAATTTATAGGTAGCGGTAGACTGCACCAGGTTAAACATATAATCCTTGGCGGTGATTTCTA